CCGGGAGTGGTACAATTCTTTGGATTCTCTTGGAAAAATAAAATTCCGGGATCAATTCATGAATATATCCGGAATTAAATACCCAACGTTCTATTCGAAGTTGCAGCGAAATTTTTTCTCTCTTCTCGAAAAGAAGGCGATTCAAGAACTCGTTGGTGATCAATACAAGATTATCTTTTAACGATGTCATTTTTATTTACAAATTAAAATTATCAAGAAACACGAAACAACATCAAAAATGATGATAATATGAACGGTATTGATTTGGATATAAATATTCTTCGCCAAAACCTCGCTTTTATCCGTGAAGAAATCACGAGGATAACGACAATGAAAAAACAACTAGAAACCGGGACAGGGGCTCGATCTGATGATGCCGTTAAGTTACTTACAACTTACGAGGAAATACTTTCAAACTTAAGAGCCTTGTTAAGATACGAGTATGATGCTGAATTAATTGACAATCACTAAGTATAAACAAAAATCCCGTCTAGGTCGCCAAACTTCAACGGGATTTGAAATCTAAAAGATTTATGGACACAAATTTAAAAGAAAAAGAACCCCTAACCAACATTCCGGCAGGAATATTCCACGGAACCGAGGTATTTTACATCGGCACTAAGGCATTTGCTTTACACGAGGGGATTGTAACAACCTTTGAAGATTTACCAGGTATGATTAAACGAGTATTTTTCAGTGCTTTTGCCAAAGACAAGAAAGCGAGACATTTTCACGAATCAGAATTAAACATCACGGGTGTGGAAGCCCAGTTCAAACAATGGTTGTTTTGCTCGTTCGGGGCTTTGGATTCAACCCCGGATTACTTGAACGGTAAATTGATCCCGGACTCGTTTAATTCTGCCTGCAAGCGAAAGAATTGTCCCGGCAGGGGACGCTTTTGCGGTAAAGCATCTTCTTTAAAAGATCATGAAGTTGCCACCTTACAAGAGATCATATCCGGAAAATCGATAAAACAAATAGCGGACACGTTGCACTTATCCGTTCCCGGAATAAGATCCAGGATTAATAAACTTAGATATAAACTAAACGCGGGAAACATGGCAGCCCTGGCGGCCAATGCCGCAACCATTATAGGTATAGTCGAGTAACGGAGTCCCCCCGACGTGAAAGATTACATGAAGAAACTTACTTTCAATTTTGTTAGATTTTGCAATCGCCGGGGCGGCAAATTGTCACCCCGGCACTTAAAAAGAAAAAAGATGTACACGGTAGCTAAAATATTATTTGATCACAAATGTATTTACTCGGTCAAGGATTTCGAGAAAGCAAAAGATTCAATACAAGGAAATTTAAAGATAAAATTCCATGAATTCAATTATCACGACAAATCTAAAAAGATACTCCAGGCTTTCGGTATCGTCCATCACCCCGAGTTCGGGCGGATTCAAGTTACATGGAATTACGAGGGTAAAGCATTTATCGCGAATGAAAATTTTCCCGAATTCGATATCCCGGTAAAAGAATATCACAATCAAGTTTCCAGATAGATAACCAACGAGAAGATTCATGCAAACAGGGTCTTCTCGTAAAACAGAATCACATTATGCAATTATTATATATTGATCTATTTTGCGGGGCTGGTGGTACTTCAACGGGAGTTGAACTAGCCAAAATTGACGGTAGTTCATGTGCCAAGGTTATAGCTTGCGTGAATCATGACGCGAACGCTATCGCTTCTCACGCTGCCAATCATCCGGAAGCGATGCATTTCACGGAAGATATTAGGACGCTAGAGTTATCTCCACTTGTTTCTCATCTAGATCGGATGAAAAAATTGTATCCATCGGCTTTCGTGGTCCTCTGGGCTTCACTGGAATGCACGAACTTCTCCAAGGCAAAAGGAGGGCAACCCCGGGACGCGGATAGCCGGACATTAGCTGAACATTTGTTCCGGTATATCGAGGCGATAAAACCGGATTATATCCAGATCGAGAACGTGGAAGAGTTCATGAGCTGGGGGCCGATGGATGAAAATGGTAAACCGATCTCGATGTATAAAGGTGATGATTATACCCGCTGGGTTACCAACGTGAAATTACACGGGTATGATTTTGAATACCGAATTCTTAACGCTGCCGACTTTGGTGCCTACACCACCCGAAAACGGTTCTTTGGAATCTTTGCCAAAAAAGGATTACCGATCGTGTTCCCTGAGCCGACACACGTTAAAGTTCCTACCGGGAACTTGAAAAAATGGAAACCAGTCAAAGATGTTTTAGATTTCTCGGATGAAGGTATTTCAATTTTCGAGCGGAAGAAACCATTGTCTGAAAAAACTCTAGAGCGTATACATGCCGGACTTATCAAGTTCGTTGCTGGAGGAAAAGAGGCGTTTATGGTAAAGTGGAACTCCATGAGCCGAACGGGGAAATATCAAGCTCCCGGTGTTGATGAACCATGCCATGCCGTAACCTGTCAGAATCGCCTGGGCGTGGCTCGTGTTAGTTTCCTTTCCAAGTATTTCAGCGGTCATCCCGAAAGTAAAAATATCAGCGTGGAAGGTCCGGCACACACGATCAAATGTAAAGACAATCATGCTTTAATAATCTCTGATTTTCTCGCGGCTTATTATGGGAATGGTGATAATGTTCGTTCTGTTGATAGTCCCGCCCCGACAGTCACGACCAAAGATCGTTTGTCGCTTGTTTCTCCTTTCTTCATGAACTATTACTCGGGTGGAGGACAATTGTCGGAAGTGGGACAACCCTGCCCGGCTTTAACGACTGTACCGAAACAGCGCCTCGTGTTTATTGACCAGCAATTCGGACAAAGCCGTCCGGCAGGAACGGATAAGCCCCTCGGTACACTCACCACTAACCCGAAATACTCGCTGGTGAATTGTCTGCCGTGGATCATGAACACTAATTTCAATAACATCGGGAGCAGTATAGAGCAGCCGGCCCAGACCATAACCGCGAATCGGAAATGGCACTACCTGATGAATCCCCAGTTCCAGTCTGCCGGAGCGTCAATAAACAGGCCTTGTTTTACATTGATAGCAAGAATGGATAAAAGACCACCTTATCTAGTGGTAACAGAATCCGGGTGTGTAGCGATCGAAATTTATTGTACCGACAGTCTCATGACTCGCAAAATAAAAGAGTTCATGGCTTTATACGGTATAGTGGATATTAAAATGAGAATGTTGAAAATATCCGAACTTAAAAGGATCATGGGATTCCCGGCGGATTATGTCCTGATCGGAACCCAGTCGAATCAAAAGAAATTTATCGGCAATGCCGTCGAGGTAAACATGGCAAGAGTCCTTTGCTTGGCTCTAGCGAGAAAATTGCACGAGTTGAAATTATCTCCTACCACGTTGGCCGCTTAATATTAATGAACATCAATTTGTAACGTATGGATTCAAAGAAATATAAACGTAGAAACAACATCCCTTATCGCCTGCGGAAGAAGGGAATACGATGCGTTACGAAACAGCGAACGATATTTATCCCGTACGGGGAGAATCCATACGATATACTCCAAGTTAGGCAACTTCTATCGGAGTTCAATTTTGTTGTTCAAACTTATATCCAATAATTTAATTATTAAATGAAATGAATAAAGATCGGAGAAAAAGATTATGAATTTAAGACAGGCAAAAAAAATAATAAACCAAGAAACGCCTTCTGAAACAGACCCTAAAAATAGAATCCAGCGACATCGGTACAAGAAGGCCAACACGTATATCAGTAAACTATACAAGAACAAATTACGAAAGCAACGCAAATCGGGGAAAAAGTTCTTGTCTCCCGGTGAAATAGATCACTTGATTAACGATGTAATGGAAGAATTTAATTTGAAAACAATTTGAGATATGGGAAATAAAATGGAAGAGCGGATATTTATTTTGGCAACAAAGAAAAGTCAAGAATATCAAGAAACTACATATTGCATAGGAGTTTTCAAGTTAGGAACTCAGTACATGGAATTTATATTGGGGGAAACAGATAATGACCGACAATATAAACAAGGAGATGAAGTAACATATGTCTACAATGCCAATTATACATCTAATCTAAAAACTGCATTAGATTGGCTGAATAATACCAAATAAACTGTTATTAAACAATATGAATGAAAAAGCTGATAAAATGGCAGAAATTGTAGGGGATGCCTATGATATCCGGTATACAGATAAAAGCAACGTGTTGGCTTCGGCATTATGGCTATTAGCAAAGGGGACGAAATGGGAGGAAGATGCGAAACAAATTATCCTTGCCTGTTCGCCAAGATTTTTTAAACATCAATAAATTAAACGATATGAAAACATTTAAAGAAATATACGAGGAAACCGTTAAAAACAACGGTTGTAACACAGGCGAGACATTCGCCAAATCCATGTTCGAGGCTGGTCAAAAGTCCGGTATTAACGAGTATTTGAAAGGAATAACAAGTTGGAAAGATTGCTTTCAATTGGCTCAGTTCCTTTTAATAAAAATGACAAGAGCGGGCATCGGCATGAACGCGGCAGAAGTGTCTATATCCGTTGAAATGAATCATGAAAACTCGAGATATAAATCCCGGATGGCGATCCAGTACACCAGGGAAGGTGAAACGTCCCTGGAAGAAAAAGCCTATGGATTAGCCGATAAAATATTACAAGAAGATTCAAGTAATCAAAATACCCGGGAAAAATTGAAAAAAGCGATCCTAGCCGGGTATAATTTACATCACGAGGATTTCGATGATTGATTTAGCGAGGTAAATAATGATGAAACTCTGGATCAACAGATACACGAGAATGAGAATGGAAACGATATACACGATTGTTAATTATAGTACGTTAGCCGTGTTGATTATTCTTGTTCTTCTCGCAGTTTGGTATGGATTCCGGTTCGAGATCGGAAACGAGGCATCCTTTCATCTCAAATTAGAATTATACCCGTTTAAACGCTTTTTTGAATCAATGTAATTCATATTAAACATGAAAACCAGGGACACGAAACTCGTCATTTGTACTCGTTGTGGAGGCCACGGCCGACTACGTTTCGCCACGGGCGATGAAAGGATACACGATTACAAGATTTGTGACACTTGCGACGGGACGGGGATATTGAAAAGAACCGTCACTATCGAGTACGAAAAACTAAAGGAACATCCAATACTGAACATGAATGAACTTGAGCAAGTACAAAATGCAAAACCGGGCGTGGATCCGTGAATATACCCAGTCCATGGGCGTGATCGCTTTCCAAGAATACGAGTGTCGCGTGTGGAAAACGCTCGAACAATTAAAAGACAATTCTTTTTACGATATCCGGAAAATCGTGAAAGAAGAGAACCTGGATCTATTTATTAAACTTTGCTGCAAATTTATCCTGACACACCCGGAATACGAGTTCAGCGAGGATTACACTAAAATCATGAAAAGATGCTACTAAAAAGAGAACATTGGAAGCCGGCAGAAAAACAATTCGTGATGGACAATATCGGGAAATTATCCCCTCACGAGATGGCCAGACACTTGAGGAAAACGGAAAAGGCGGTTGAACAATACATTCACCGGAACCGAATCATCGTGAACGAGAAAGTAAACCGTAACGTCGTCAAAGAGATTCTCACGATCAAGTTCAAGGATCCGGGATATTTTAACCCGACACGGGCATTTTATGATGCCGTGGGGATATCACAAAAAAGATGGTGGGCGCTGTACAAGGGACAGCAACAGATCAACGAGGATGAATATACCCGGTTGGTATCGCATTTTGACATCACCATGAAAGAAGTCCTTGAAATCAAACAACTATCTTTAAACTTTAGCGAGGATGGCAATAGCACAGGAAATAATTGATCGAGTACTCGGGGCGGCCGATATCGTCGGTATCATCGGGGAACACGTGAAACTCTCTAAAAGAAGCGGGCAGTACTGGGGCGTGTGCCCGTTTCATAACGAAAAAACGAGTTCTTTCACTGTTTCCCCGACCAAGGGGATATACAAGTGTTTCGGCTGCGGGAAAGGTGGTAACGTGATCAACTTCCTCCAAGAACATGAAAAGATGTCTTTCCCGGAAGCCGTCCGGTATCTCGGGAAACGTTACAATATCGAGATCCCGGAAAAGGAGCTCACCCCGGAAGAATTACAACGAGAGAAAAAAAGAGAATCACAACAAGTCGCTTTACGAGCCGCCGCGCTCCTGTTCGCCCGGAATCGTTTTTCGAGGGAAGCGAAAGAATACTTGATAAAAAGGGGGTTCTCCCCCGATGATCCGGTTATCGAACGTTACCAGATCGGGTACGCCCTGGCTCACCGGGCAACATCTGACGCTTTGAAAAAACAAGGTTTCCCTGACGAGATGCTATTCGATATATCCATCGAGGGAAAAAGCGAGAGAGGCACGTATTACGATTATTTTCAAGACCGGATCGTGTTTCCTTATTTCAGTATTACCGGGAACATTATCGGTTTCCAAGCTCGTTACCTTCAACCGAAGGATAACGAACCCAAGTACCGGAACAGCCGGGAAACCGATCTATTCAAGAAAGGGAGTATCATTTTCGGTTTATATCAAGCGAGAAACGCCATCATCAAGGAAGACAAGGTATTTTGGACCGAAGGACAATTCGATGTTCTCTCCTGGGTGAAATCCGGGATAGAGAACACCGTCGGTGGTTCCGGAACGGCCATGACCACGAATCACCTTAAACAACTAACTCGTTTCACCCGAAACATAACACTCGTTTTTGACGGGGACAAGGCCGGACAAGCTGCCGCCATCAAGAGTATCGAGAATCTCCTTCCGGAAGGGGCAAACGTTCGCTGTATACCGTTACCCGACGGGGAAGACCCGGACAGTTTCGCCCGGAAGTTATCCCCGGATAAACTCAAGCAATACATAAAAAACACGGAAGTTGACTTTCTCTCTTTCCTCGTTGACATTTACAAAGAGACCTTGGCCGACCCGATCACGAGCGAGGAGACTCTAAGCAAACTTTTAAAATTACTCGCTCACGTTGAAAAAGCGACCCTTCGTGAAACCTATCTCAAAACATTATCTGCCACATTCAATATAGAATTCAAAACGCTAACCGAACAACTGAAAGAATTAACCCGGACGATCCCCGCCCGGGAAGAAGAGATGCAAACGGGTTTCTACGGTGTAGAGGAAGCAATCGAGATTATCCAAGAGACAGGAGAACCGTGCATCTTAACGGGAGAATTCTCGACATTCATCCGGTACTACGGGGATACCCCCGTTATTTATTACAAGGGAATCCCCGGGGTTGATCAAGTACAAAACCTCGCCAGGTCAATCGAGTGTTTCGAGTATCACGAGCCGGAAAAACTAAATTTTGACGTGAACCATGAATCTTCCTCTTTACTACTCTTGAAAGAAATTTTCAAGGCTAAATCAACGATCAACATCAGGATCCCGGGAGAAGACACGATCGGGTTCGCCCAGTATTACGTGAACATGTACAGCCTCCGGCTTAACTACTCGACCGACACGGAGAAAGCGATCATGATCGATCGCTGTGCGGAAATCATCTCTTTCGCTTCCGATACCGTCCGGGCCATCATGGCCTCCTCCTGGCAGAAATCATTCGGTTTAACCGCCAATCAATACAAGGAGATCTTAAAACCGCACCTGGAGAAAAGGAAGGCGAAATCCGCCTTGATCACCCAGCGAATAGATATTGACGATTCAATATTGAACTATGATCCCGAGGCCTTGCCTGATTATGTCGAACAAAACGAGGAATATTCCCGTGTTTATCGCCGTCACGGGTTCTACCCCCTCATAAACAAAGATGGAGATCCGGTTTGTTACATGTTCCGGAACGGCCAAAGTGGTCACGTGCAAGTTGCCGATTTCTACATGATACCGCTACTACACATCTACGACAAGGATTCGGAATACAACAAACGTGTCATCAAGATCAACCGTTTATATTCCAAGCAACCGATATACATTGAAGTGAAAAGTAAATCCCTGGCCTCCCTTCAATCTTTTGAAGAGATCCTCTTGAACGAGGAAGCCCTTAACTTCGAGAACGGGGACGTGAAACATTTCAAGCGGATCCGACAAGCGATGAGTTATAATTACACGAAATGCGTGGAGCTGAAAACTTTCGGGCAACAGCAGGAAGGATTCTACGCTTTCGCCAACGCCATCTTTCACGAGGTGGATAACGAGTACCGGGTTGATTACACGAACGACCTAGGAGTTGTCACGCATGATGATATAAACTACTATTCCCCGGCCTTCAGCAAGATTTACGCGAACCTCAGAACCGATAACGACAAGTACGAGCAACTCCGGAAATTCACGTACCGGGATATCCCGGTAGAGAAACAATGCTCGTTCAAGGAATGGGCATCCCTCATGAACGAGGTCTACAAGATCAACGATAACGGGAAATGGGCGATTATTTACGCCATCATGTGCGCTTTCCGGTCCGATATTCACGTGATCGACCGGTTATTCACGGCGTTATTCTTTATCGGTCCCACCATGTCCGGGAAAACCCAGATCGCCATCTCCATTCGTTCTCTTTACGTTGACCGGGACGCGCCTTCCTTTAACTTGAATTCCGGTACCGACGCAGCTTTCTTTACCCTCATGGAAGGATTCCGGGATGTTCCTCAAGTACTGGAAGAGTATAATAACAAGGATATATCGAAAGATAAATTTCAAGGATTGAAAGCGATCACGTATGACGGTGACGGAAAACAGAAACGCAAGGGAGTTTCCGACAAGGATATTGACACCTCTAAAGTAAATAGCCCGGTCATCATTCTCGGCCAAGAGACCCCGCAGCGTGACGATAACGCCTTGATGAACCGTGTCGTGTTATGCGAGGTTCCCAAACGGAATGAAGAATACACCACCCGGGAGAAAGAGATCTTTGAGAAGTTAAAAGAACACGAGAAAACCGGGTTATGCAACATTCTTTTCGAGGTGTTGAAATTACGGCCGATCATCCGACAACATTTCAAGGGTCACTTGAGAGAAATCGACAAGAGTCTCACGAGGGCGATCGTGGCCGGAAGTAACGCCTCCGGGGACATGGTACGTATCATCAAAACTGTTTCCCTGTTCCTAACCACGTGCAAGTTGTTAGAGAAGTTCGCCCCACACCTAGAATTACCGTTCTCCTACGATGAATTTTTCAATATAGCGATCAGCAAAGTCAAGACACAACTTGAAATGATCTCCCACACGGATAAGCTCGCCGGGTTCTTCAAGGCCGTCGAGGTAATGATCAACAACAATACTATCAAGGAAGGTCGAGATTTCGCCATCAGTCAACCGGGCAAACTCACGTTAAAGCTCTCCGGGAACGAGAAAGAAGTCCGGCAACTTGCCCCGGCCTCCATGAAGGTTCTCTTCCTCCGGATTTCGAACGTGTTCACCATGTACAACCAGTCTTCATTTAGAGACGAGGACACGACACAATCAACGATCGAGCAAAACTTGAGATCGAACCCCGCGTATATCGGCATCGTGAGTTCCCGTAAATTTTCCTGGAACGTCGTGAACGAGGTCCCCAAGGGAGACCTTTCTAACGGTAAGGAATCATCCGAGATGATCCGGATCGTGGAACGCAAGGAGCAAACAACGAGCTGTCTCGCCTTAAATTACGAGATATTCAAACAATATTTTGACATTGATTTGGAACGAAATACCCCGGAAGAAACCATCCCGGAACCGGGAACTCGAACCGAGTTAAAAGAGATGCTCCCGGCAAGTGACGAGAAACTATTCTAAACTAACTAACGTTACTTTTCACGCAATCTTGATTTCCCGAATCTATACCACGATTTGGGAAATTTTTATTTCATCCCCCGTCCCCCCCAGTATAAAATGAATAGAAATAAGAGTGTGTTTTATGAGAAAAGTTTTTCAAAAAGTGCGACCTACCGACCTACCGACCTACCTTGAAAACATTTTTCGGAATATCACAAACACGTAACACACTATAATATAAATATTTAATAAGAAATAAATAATATATATATGAAGTAGGTTATGGTAGGTTACCCGGTAGGTTGGTAGGTCACGGTAGGTCGAGTAGGTCATCTTCATTTTTCACGGAAGTATTCAAAAAAAATGCCGACCTACCAAAACAGGCTAAAAATGCCCCGGTAGGTCGGGTAGGTTGGCATTTTTAGCAGAAAATATTCCGATAAACAATTGATTATTCTATTATATTTGAGTAAATTAGCAAAATATTCCGATAAAAAGTAGGTCGGTAGGTCGGTAGGTCACTAAAAAATGAAAAAACTATACACGAAAAAATAATTTAGCCATTGACAAAAAAAATCGAGATGAATTATTACACCATTACAGTTGCCGTCAAACCGTACATCCGGGCGTTTCTCGAGAATAATTTCGGTTCCCCGGTAGACATCCGGAAAGATCCGGAATTAAATAATATCGTCGAGTTCCTGTTAAAAGAGGGAGCGACACGCCTGGACAAGACGTTACAGATCAAGTACCCGGATTCCGTTTGCATCCGGATATCAAGGGATACCTTTCACCGTTATGGCTTCACCCTCACGAAAACGGCCACGCAAAGGCTTAATTGTTACCTGGAACGTCGAGTTAAATTCTTCGCTCGTGTTTACATCGCCAACAACCGGAGTATCGGAATTCCTCTCGCCAGGTGCATCCGTGATTTTCAAGAAAAATTCAATTTCCCGGAGGACGTTTGGAGTGCCGAGGCCATACGAAAAGATTTCATGCGGAACGGTAAAACCGTCCAAGCGAAATTCATCACGAACTTTAAAGACGAATTAAATAAAATATTTTTGGAATTTATGTCCGAGAGCGGGACATTATCCGAATCATTCCCTAAACCGGGACAAGAATAAACATCACACACTAAATACACAGCCATGAATAATACCGGAGGTTTAAACAAGATATTCATCTGCCCGATTTCCAACTTATCCAGGGAAGGAAAAATTATCTCCCGGGATAAATTGATCAATATCCCTTTCACCGATGACACGGGCGAGCGTTCTTGCTCGTACAAGGAGGATAAAAAAGGAAAATACTACGATCTCCAAGTCAAGTGCCAAATTCCCCGTTCTGATAAAGGGGAAGAACTGATCAAAACATTCCCTTTGCTTTACGTGCTAGTAACGATTGACACGAACGGGATCTCCAGACTGGAGGGAAACAAGGAAGAGCCGATCCACCAAGAACATGATCAGAAAAGTGGTAGTGACTTTTCCGATTTCAATCATATTGAGATCAAATTTTCTCGTAAATTACGCCTCCCTCCCACCATTTTACCGGCTTAACTGTCCTTTTTATCATACCACGGATGCCATAATATTGCCTGAAAAACAGTATTATGGCAAAAGTTATTGAATTCGATATTGACGGTTACATCTCCTCTTACGGCTACAATAGCCGGTACGTGAAATCATTTTTAAAAGAAGCCGGGAAAGATCAGGTTATCTGCCATTTATGCAGCCTTGGCGGGGAATTCCTCGTCGGTGCGAGCATAAAAGACGAGTTCTCGAAACACGGGAACGTGCTTGTTGACATTTCCGGTTACGCCGCCAGTGCCGCGACATTTATCGCTTTGGGCGCGAAACACACTCGCATGAGTGAATCTTCGTTCTACCTTATCCATAAAGTCCTGAGCTGGGTTGACGCCTGGGGCAGCATGAACGAGGACCAGATCTCAGAGTTGATCTCCAACCTTGAGAAAGTCAAGGACGAGAACGAGAAAATGACTCTTGTAGCGGCCAAAGCATACGCGGACAAAAGTGGTAAATCCATTACCGACATTCTCAACTTGATGAAACAAGATACCTGGTTAACCGCGGATGAAGCCAAGGAATGGGGGTTCGTGGACGAGGTTTACAAGACCACCACGTTATTTGATACCTCCCGTGTCACGGAGAAGTTCAACGCCCTAGGCCTTCCCCAATTGCCTGCCGGGCCAGAAAGAACATCATCTAACTTGGATGTTGACACCATCGTGAACAAAGTCGTGTCCGGGATCAAAAATATCATGCCCAAAAAAGCACAGGTTCCCGAAACAAACACGAACGATACCCATAATCAAAAAACAACCCTCATGAACAAATTTGACAGAATCAATTCCATCTTGAACGTGGAACACCTGGAAAGCACGGACGGCCAAGGATGTTACTTGAACGCGACACAACTCCAAATCCTTGAAGACGCTATTTCCCAACGAGACCAGCAAATCAACGACATCAAGCAACATGAAACGGAGTACAATAACGCCGTCACGACACTAAACGAGCTTCATCCCGATATCGCGGCAGAAAGCTCCTTCCCGGAAAAGTTGAACGTTATCCGGAAAAAACTGGCCGCCAAGCCGGGAGCCCCCGTTTCCGGGGTTCACGAACAGAAACACGAGGAAAACGGTGTTGACTGGGAAAAACTCAACACCATGAAACACATGCAAGAATAACCCTTTAACAAGTAATAAAAATGGCAGCAGATTTATTAGTCAGTGAAATTGTACAGGCCTATGGTGCCTACTATTTAAACAGTGGCCAGAACCTTAAAAACATCGTCAAAATGCTGACGCAAGGTTCAGTCACCCCCACGCACATGACACCTATCAAGACAGATAATGACGTGTACAGGATGGCCTCCTTCGATATTGGCCCGATCGTCCAACCTTTCAAAAAATCGTGGACCCCGACCGACCCGGGAGAGTTCCACCCCCAAGAGATCAGGAAACGCCGGATGAAAGTTGATCTTGATATCTGGCCGGATGATATTAAAAGTTCCTGGTTGGGTTTCCTGGCGGGGAAAGATCTTTCTCGTAAAGATTGGCCATTAATCCGTTTCTTGATGGAAAACTACTTGATCCCGAGAATCCACCAGGACATGGAAACCATGGTCTACAATGACGGGGTGTACAAGGCTCCCACGGGATCTACCGCGGGCAAACCCGAAGACTCCATGGACGGCCTGAAATTATTATTACAAAAAGGAGTCGATGATGGTTCCATGAAACTCCTCTCCATCGGGGCCCTGGATAAAACGACCGTTTTCGATCAAGTCGAGACAGCTATTGACGAAATCTCTGAAATTTATCAAGGGGTAGAGATGCTCGTGTGCATGGCCCCGGTTTACGCTAGAGCCTATCTCCGTGATAAACGGGCACAAGGTTTTTACGACATTAAATCGGCCCGGGAAGTGAACCTTGGTATTGATTTCTCACCGAGTTCAGTGGTTCCGTTACCTTCCATGGGAACCAGCACGGATATGTTCATTACCCCGAAATCCAACCTTATCCACGTCACGGATGAAACCATGAACAAGGAAACGTTCAAGGTCGAGGAAAGCAAACGTTGCGTGTCCGTGATGACAGACTGGGGTGAAGGTGCCGGATTCGGGATCAACGAGGTCGTTTGGACGAACAAGACCAAAACCTCGGCCGGAGATCAAGAAGAAGAAGGAAAATAAACATTAATAACCCGTGTTACCCCGGCTTTAGTCGGGGTAAGACTTAAATAATGAACAAGATGGATTTCGCAGATATTGATAAAAATCTTCCCGACGGGAAGAACATGGGTGGACTTCCCCAGATCGTGTATTTCTGCCTTCACGCTGACGTGCTAACATTCCCTACCGAACCTAAAACGTCTGACGAGGACATAACTTTAGAGAAAATGGGGGAACTGGTCGGGGATATTACCTTGAAAGAGGGTAAGAAGATGCACTCTTTCTACATCACGGATGATGAAGGAAAACTTGATTTCGAGAGCGTTGGAGAAAAGGACGGAAAGAGTTTCTCCGAGAAGTTAAGAATTTACAATCCCGGGTTACAATCGAAATTGTTAGGTTTCGTGAATATCGCTAAAAATGAAAGCCTGGTTTTCCTTGTTCCGGATTGTAATGACAACTATTTCTTAATGGGTGACACCCTCCGGGGAGCGACTCTCGATAGTATCGAGAACATGACCACCGGGCAAAAAACCGAAGAACGTCCCGGGGCGGGAATGGTTTTCGCTTACAAAACGGCGAACGTCTATCGCTACGTCGGGAAATTTCCGGATAGTACCCCGGCAGAAGAAACCGCATGAACACCGGATCCCGAAAGGGATCCTTTTTAACACTACAAATACATGGGAAAGATTAACAATCAAGTTATAGAGATCCGAAACTGGCTGAACTCGGACAGGAATTACAATGACGGGGTATTCCTGTATAACAAGTACGGGAATAACGATAGTTTAAAACGCGTCTTCCCCGGCCGGGAGAAATTCCAAGCGAAAAAACTCGCCTACGAGCTGGCAAAACTGGCAGGACTTTCCTTTTCCGATTTCTTGAAAGACCACGTGAACCAAGAAGAGGTATTACCCGCCTCCCCCGAAGAAAACACGCCCGGTACAAAAGAGGACGTAACCCCTGCCGGGGAAACGAATCGTAAAGGAATCGAATACCCTCCCCTCGTCCGCAGGGTGATTCACGAGATGAGCCGGTTATATAATGACCGGAGTATGTTAAAAGTGCAACAGAACAATATCCCGGACGAGAACACACCGGAGAACGTCGAGAAACGGAAAGCACTCGTGGACATGATCGAGGCTCTTTCCGGGCGTATCCAGCTACTTTTCGAGGCAAAGAAAGCTTACCTCGAAAAAGGAATTATCCCGGACGAGAATGCATTGTTTCCCCCGAAGGAACCGGAACCATCCATCGAGGAGTTGCAAACGAGATTGAAAAATCTTCGAAGTTACATCTCGAAAGATAAAAATATCTTGACCTACCAACGGGAAACGAGACAAGAGAAACCGAACCCGATGCCGGACAGCCCGAAAAAAGAACGAATCTTGAAACGTATCGAGAAAAACGAGAAAGAAGTCCAAGAAATTGAAGAGCGAATTAAAAATGCTACTGACAATAACTGACATCGTGAAGAAAAAACAGCCTGAAGAACCGGAAGCACAAACGCCCCCGGTTCTTCGTTTAAAATCTCCTCGCTGCAAGAAGGTTTCAAACCCGGAAAGCACTCTCCAAGAGGAAATCGGGCAAATCTCTCACGATGAATGTATTCACTTCTGGTCATTCGGATCTTACTCGTTGCATGAACTCATGTTTTACTTGCTCAAGCAAACGGGACCGGCACACGTGAACCTTTGCACCTGGTCCATCAGTCAAGACGCTATCGAGAAAATCACGAGAAAATACCGTGGCGGGGAGATATTATCCATTCGATTCTTACTCGACCCGAGGGTTAAAGTCTGCAAGGCAAAACCCTTACAGATGATCACCTCCAATTTTCGACACGCCATCACCCGGGTACACGCGAAGGTCGTAACGATCGAGAATAACGAGTGGAAAATATCCATCGTGAGCAGTCAAAACGCCACGAATAACCCCAAACTTGAACGAGGTGTTATCATCATATCGGATGAAATCCATGACTTTGATAAACAAATCATCGACAATGAATTTAGAAAGCACGAAGTTAGAAATGATCGAGCAACTGGCGGGACTATTTTACACCCCGAGGGAGATCGCCATCATACTGGAAGTTGACCCGGAAGAACTCGATAACGAAGTTATTTCAGAGAGCGGCGAAATATATACCGCTTACATGAAAGGATATTACAAGAGCGACGTGGAACTCCGGAAAAGTATCACGGAATCGGCATTGCAGGGTAGTTCTCCGGCACAGGCCATGTTAAGGGACATCCAAAAAATTTTAAAGATCAGATCATGAGGAAAGCACTGGAAGATCAGGATTTCGAAAATATAAAATCATACTTGTTAGAAGGTAACGAGGCTGCCCTTCCGGCCCATCAAAAACTCATGCTCGATCGTTGGGTTGCCGCGTCAAAGTTACTTGACAAGAATCCCGTGATGAAAAACGCCGTGGCCATACTCCGGTTGAAATTCCCGGGATTAAGCCGTACACAAGCCTACGAGGATTGCCGGAACGCCATCCGGATGTTCAACTCGAAGAAAGATTTCGATTTCGACCTGTGGCGTAACTGGTTACTCGATGATATCATAAAACTATGCATCAAGGCCCGGGAATCCGGGGATCTGAAATCATGGGCCCTGGCACAACGTAACTTGATCGCCGCTCTCGGGGAGGCCCCGGCACAGGACATCGACCCGAAGTTACTAGAGAAACACCCGATCGTGGTTCCGATCCAGGTCAACAACAACACGTATAACGTTGATTTCAACAAGTTTTTAAGTTTATCCATTGATCAACGGACGAAACTAGCGGACGCTCTCGTTGCCCCGGCAACGGACGCGGACATCATTAAAATCATGGAATCATGATCCAGGAATTACGACTGAACCCGGCGCAACAAACCGGGGTTATCTTGCAAGCCAAGAATAAAGTAGATATCTGGGGGCGAGGTACCGGGAAATCGGCGGGCATCGCCTGGGACATTAACCTGATCAATCGCTCCATGCCCAGGGCACTGACTTCCGTGACCGGGCAAACTTTCGGGCAATTGCTCACTCGAACACTCCCCTCCACGTTTAAATTGCTTGAACTCATGGGATACAAGCAACACGTTTCATCCAAAGATCCCGGTAATTACATTATCAATCGCCGCCCTCCCGATCATTTCATCACTCCCCACGAGAAAATCATGAAATACGATAATTTCATCAGCTTTTCGAACGGGAACGGCCTGTTATTACTATCACAAGACCGGGCGGGATCTTCCCGGGGACCATCCGTTGACTACGAGATACTGGATGAAGCCTTAACCATCAACAAGCAACGATACGATGAAGAGACATCCCCCACGAACCGGGGAAACGAGGGGATATTCGGTCCTAAAAGCTCTCGCCCCGTCCCGTGGCATCACGGTTTCCACTATTCAAGTTCCATGCCTTACACGGCAGATCAAAAATGGCTTTTAGAACTAGGCAATTACTACGAGGAAGAGCGAGAGATCCGGTTGTTCGAGGTATGGAATCAAATCATTCGCCTTCAGCTAGAATTACTCGAATGTGAATCCCGGGAAGAGTTCAAACGAATCTGGAACGAAACCATCCGTCTCAAACAGAAAATCGCCCCGTTCGTGAGCAAAGAAGGGACGTTGTTCACCTTCGCCAATGCCTTCGACAACATAGATAACGTCGGGTTCTCGTATATCAAACGGGAATACCAGAAACAAACGTTGCTAACTTTCCTGATCGAGATCATGAACATGATCGTGGATAAGGTGGAGGATTGTTATTATCCCCTCTCCGATCGTCACGTTTATTATAACTCGACAAACGACAGTTATATCCGGGATGTTGCCGAGAACACGAATTTTGATTGGAATAAACTATCGGAACCCGATTGCAGGTACGACGCGGACTGTGATCCCCGTTCCCCGATCGAGTTATCCTTCGACTGGGGAGCCCGTATTTCCCTCGTGACCGTATCGCAAGAACGTCATTTCGATTTTTCCACGGGACTCGTGACCGATTACCCGATCCAAACGTTCATCAACGAGTTTTTCGTGAAACCGGACGTTCCCTCCACCATGATCAACGCCCTGATCGACAATTTCTGCAAGTATTACACGCATCACGAGACGAAGACCATACATTATTACCGGGATCGTTACGGGGATCACCGTCAAGCAAACAGCTCGCAATCTTATAACGAACAAGCCATAGACAGGCTACAAAAGAACGGGTGGACGGTAATCCCGTTCGTGCATCACGGCATGGAACCACCGCAACACGACAAATTCTTACTCATCCAAAACATATTGAAAGAATCCGACCAACGATTCCCGGCAGCGAGGTTTAACGGGGTAAAATGCAAGTATACCCTCATTTCCATGAATAATACCCGGGTTACCGAACGAGACGGTCGTTTCGGGAAAGACAAGAAAAGCGAAAGCGCACACTCGGGGGTTTTACCCGAGGAAGCCACACACTTCGGGGATGCCGTGGATAAAATTTTCTGGACGAAATTCAATAATTGCCTCTACAAGTCGAATTTCACATTCATCCCGATAAGGTTATAACCTCTTGTTCAAATCATCTAAGCAGAACTCTTAAGGTTCGCTTTTCCCAAAAAAATTTTGCAAAAACTCAATTTTTGTTTTGTAGCTCTTCATTACTAAATCTTCACAAATGAACAATGTTAGTCCTTTAAACATTTTATTTATGCAAGTCCTATTGTTCACTTACATAGTAATTTCCATTTGACAGTCAAAGAGGTTTGGGATTAAAACTCCACATGAAATAAATTTGTCATATGATTATAATATTCAACACTTTAACAGGGATGAGTGATGAATAATTTCACTAATATTTTATTAATCTAATAATGAAATTATATAATGAAACATATTGTATTTCCTGAACTTTGACTACTTTTACGGGAAGGCTATAAATTATGAAATTCATCGAATTAAACGAGAAAGAGATGTCAATACACAAATATGCGAATCAAAAAGTGGAATAACCTTGTACTATTTCTTTGAAGAACGAGAAAATACAGAGTTGCCCAAAAGAATAGAGACTCTACTTACCAAAGACAGTAGAGGTGCTAAATTGAATTCAATAATTGGAAAGTTACTCGATTGAGCAAAACGTTACAATGGTAAAATTTCCATTATTCTTCGGATAATTGAAGAAAATTATAGAACAAAGGTTACTCTATTGACTTTGCAGAAGTATATAGAAACATTATAAATAATCGACAATATGAAAATGGAGCAGAAAACCCGAATTATAATATTTTTACTGACTTTAATGGTGGTTAGCCTTACCTGTCTAATGCTGCCAATTATTTTAAATATAAAAATAGATGTCTTTGCATATTCTCTCCTTGGCTTAATAATTTTGGGTTTCATATCATCCTACTTTGCAAAAAAAACGGGAAACAACATTTTACAAAAAATATCTTTCATTTTTTCTATCCCTTTATCTATAATTCATTTAATATTAAGTTTGGGAATACCTACTGGAGTGTTATTATTCAATATTTTTATTTTATTTGCTGTTTCATTTGGTATTCCATTTTTAATTATGAACCAAATAGAAACATTTTTCAATTTCGGATTAAAAAAGGCTACGATGTACTTTTGCTGTATTTCTTTTGCATCAATACTATCCGTTTATCTATCTAAATATCTCTTGAAATTTATTTTAAAAGTCTCTCCTGTAACAATGGATACATATACCGAAAGACCCAAGAATAAATATCTAAAAGAGTTGACATCTGTTTTTTATCAAAAAAATAATATCATCTTTGTAATATATACATGTTACTTTGTCTTTCTAGGTATTATATCCTTTTTTAAAATTCAATATGAACAACCTTTATTAAGCCCTGAAATTGATATGGCTATATTGCAATCATTTTTGGTATTTATTGCTTTTACAAATATGATTATAAAATCAAAGGATATTAAATTAGCCCCTCAAACGATTCTTGCTTTATATGCAAAAATAATATTGGATGAAGATATAATTAGAGAATCCACCACCACAAACAAAGAAGATAAAGTAAAAAAGGATTAATTTGGGGTAAGCCATAATAAACAGAGATAGATCGTTTTTTCCGGATTCACGTTTTTGGGTAAATAGACAGAGATTTAATACATCGTCTCAACTATCAGCAACGTGGCAGGAGTCAAACGAACAATACACCTCCACGGAGATCCTTGAAATGTTCAACTCCGTTTACCCGATCCCCCTTGCAGACATTTACGATCAACTGCGGGAAAAGGGATTCAAGTGTATTCCCGTACCCGGCCAAAGCAAGTTCGTCTGGCTACTGAAAACAATATAAACACCCACCCCGTTCCACCCGAACGGGGTTTTTACGTCAAAATCTGTCCTTTTTTCCTCGACCACGCTCCCCTATTTTAGCGGAAAAACAGGAGCAACATGGCAACAACAATCAAAAGAAACCTCGTTTTAAAAGAACTGGATATAAAAGAAGACCCGATTACCGGTAAACAACGTGTTTTTTCCATTGTCTTTGACAAGAAAAACGGGGAACGCGTGTATTATCCTCGTGCCGTTTCTTGCGGTCTAAACATGGATCTGAAGACGAACCGTTGCCGGGGAATCCTTGCCGTTGACAAAGACGGGATCGCGATCTCTCACCCGACACCCGTGGGAATTGACCGGATCATCAGGTATAACAATTTAATCGTGATTTTCTAATGGCAGCGACAGTCATATATAACGATCAAGGAGCGCCATTAATGGCCTACGGGAAAAATTATTTCGCCTCGACCACGGGAATCCCGGAGAAGACGAAATACACCAAGCAAATTCAAGATGTTGATGATACCGTTTCCATCGGTGGCCACGTCTGTTGCTCCTGGGGATCCGGGAACAATTTCCCGCGTGAGGCCTCTAAAATCATCAGCCGGACGGGTGTTCTAAACACCGGGCTGAAATTCATACACAAGGTGGTACTCGGTCAAGGAATTTTCCCTTGCCGTGTCAGTGGCTACGATGAAAAAGGAAACGAGAAACTGGAAGTTGTTAATCATCCCGAAATCGTCAACCTGATGCAATCCCGGATGATTCGCCGTTACCTTGCCAACAGTTACCGGGACATTTTGAAATTCGGGATAGCTTTCCCGCAACTTATCCCGAATCAAGACGGTAGCAAGATCGTCGGGATAAATACCATCAACGCCCTGCACTCCCGGCTAACCAAACCCGACTCCGGCCGAATCAAAAATTGCATCGTTTCCGGGGAATGGCCAGACGTGAACTCCCAAAACATGGAAGTCTACCCGGTACTCGATAATTACGATCCCCTGGCAGACCTCGAAATTCTCCGGTATGAACGCGAGCTAAAAGGTAAATCTTTCATTTACCCTCTTCGAGACGAATGGGATAACGATGACATTTACCCCCTACCTTCTTGGTGGTCGGCCAAACTGGCGGGCTGGATTGACGTGGCAAATAAAATCCCGGCCTTTCTGGCGAAAGCATACGAGAACCAAATTACCTGGATGTGGCACGTGAAAATTCCATACGCTTACTGGGATAAACGATTCCCGGCGGCAGATTACCCGGATAAGGCGATCCGGCAACAAAAGATCCAGGAAGAAATGGACTTGATCGAAGAGAGTCTAACCGACTCGGCAAACGCCAACAAGGCTATCTTCACGCATTACACGATCGGCACGAACGGCAAACCCGAGGAACAATGGATTATCGAACCACTAGACAACAAATACAAGGCAGATGATAAATTGTTGACCTCGGCAGCCGCGAACTCGGAAATTCTATTCTCTCTCATGGTAAACCCGAACGTTCTCGGTGCCGGGATGCCGGGCGGAACTTACGCGGGAAATCAAGGCGGGAGTAATATCCGGGAAGCGTTTCTCGTGAACGTGGCGATGGCATGGCTTGACAGGCAAAACATACTGGACCCGATCGAGGCCATGTTACAATTTAACGGCATAAAGGACATTCAATTGAGATTCAGGAACACCGTATTAACCACGCTGGACACCGGTTCCGGCACGCAAAAAGTAATATCATGATCTTCTCGACAGACAAAACCCTCCTTTCACGGGAAATTCAAGAATTCCTCCCGTTCGCGTCGAACTACGACCTGGAACGCGTGATCCCGTTACTGGAAGACACGGAAAAAAATTTCCTTGTCCCGCTCCTCGGCACGGATCTACATGACCGTCTAACGAAAGACATGGAAACGTGTATCGAGGAAATCAAGATGTGCCGGAAAGCCGTGTCCAATATCATGGTTTACATGAATTTCACCTTACTAAACACGCAAATTCTCCCGGGTGGGTTCACACGAATCAGCGGGGACAACACGAGTTCCTTGTACAAGTACCAGGAAGAAGACTTGAAAAAGATATTCCGACGTAACGGTTTCGATCAACTTGATGTTATCGTTGAATATTTCGTGAAGAACCTGGAACACTTCCCGGAATTCAAAACATCAGATTATTATATTTCCGGACAAAACGAGGTAATACCGGATCGTTTCGTGTTCGCGAAGTATTATAAAGCGGTGTCACACGTCGTTTTCAAGCACCTCCAACCATTCATCCACCGGGCCATCGACTTAGACATCTCTCCCGTCATCACGATAGACGAGACGGTTTTGAAAGATACCAACCTTTTAAAACTGATCCGTCCGGTAGCGATTTATCTCGCCGTGGCATACGCCATCGAGGATTCGGGGGTTAATATTGACGAAACGGGTGTTTGGCTTGAAAACAAGGTTCCAGCGGACGGGATCATCGAGAGAAACCCGTTATCGACAGGGGCAAGCGAAAACCTGGTCGCACGCTACCGGGAACTCGCCTCCCGGTACATGGATCATCTCACGAAAGAAGTTTCCGGGGCATCGGAAAACATTAACGTGTACGCCAGGGATAACAAGAACAAGAAAACTATTTGGATGTAAATCAAAGTATCATGAACAACATCAAGATAACATATCGTCGTTGGTTCCGGGAAAAGAGTATTGAAACAACCTTCCCGTCATGCTGGTCCGAGATGACACCAAGGCAATTCCTTGCCTTAACCTCTCGCCCGGATGATCATGAATTACTTGCCATCATGCTGAATATACCCAAGCGAATCGTGAAACGGTTTTCGTTATTACAAATTCACGAGCTGGCGAACCTTTTCGACTTCATAAAACGAGATCAAAAAGTTTCGTCATTCTCGTTATCCACTCTCCGGATCCCGAAATCGGGGATTCTCCATTCCCCGAACCCGAAATTGCAAGAAATGCCATTCATGCAGTTCGTTTACGTGGATACTTTTTACATGAGTTACGCCACAAATCCTCGATTCGAGACACTATGCAAGCTCGTATCTTACCTGTATTCACCAAAAACAGGCTTTAACAAACAGACAGCTGACAACAATATCGACAAGATAAAAAAACTAGACAGGAATACACTAGAGGCCATCTCGTTGAATTACGGTCTTGTTCGGAAGTGGATCACGGAACGTTACCCGCTAGTTTTCCCGAAACAATCTAGCAAGAGAAAAAGTCATGATTCTTCTTGGCTTGACGTGTTTGATAACATCGTCGGGGATGATTTGAAAGACCGGGATAAATACGCCGAAGTCCCCGTGAACACGGTATTCAGGTTCATCACGAAAAAAATCAAGGAGGGAAGGAAATGAAACAAGAATATTCTGATATAGCGAATTATTTTCAAGACCTGGCAGGAAAACACAAGGAAATAAAAGAATTCAAACGTTACGAACTGGATGAACTTCTTTCAAACGCCATGTTCACGAGTTACCCGGCTCTCGTGCTAGAGGGGTTTGACTTTGATTTTTCCGGGTCCACGCCCGACAACGTGTTAAAAAACCGGACGGGCGGGTTTAATATCGTGATTCCCTGCAACATCAACAATGCAGAGGAAAGAACTCGAACCCTTGATCATCTCGAAACAATCGGGGACCAGTTCATCATGAAAATAGCGAAAGACAAGAAAGAGCGTCATCCCTTGCTTGCCACTTTTGACCTGTCTTCCGTTGAAGGGATCCATTTCGCGAACCCGGTTCATGGAATCGTGTTTTGCCGTTACACCTTCACGCTAAGAACAAAAATCGTAGAGGATCTATCAGCATGGGAGTAGAATTATTAAAAATACCGGCTAAACTAGCCCCTTCCGGGAATCCCATGAACTTCAAAGTTCGAGCGGGGAATTACGCCATTGAAGGCCATCAACTCACCGCGCAGATCCAAATCGAAACGGTTCCTGACAGCGGGATTTTTCATGCCTTGCCCGTCATGAACTTGGATCCCGATGAAACGGGTGTGGCAGATTTAGACGTTAGCACGATCATTCACCGGAGAATGCAAACAGAGCTACCGGCTTTCGAGGATTCTCGTGTTACCCGTCTTCTAAAATCAACGATCCGTTACAAGGTGCTATTCTCGGAATATTACGGGGAACAATCAGCAACGAAAGAAACGAGTATTCTAACGGCCATTAAATGCCGTTTGAACTTCTATAATTATCCCCTCGAAACGATCGAGGATTACGTCGTTCAAGGCAAGAACTACCTGTCTCACCGCCCGGAGATCATCGAGACTCGCCCCGGGGAGATTCATTATCTCGTGGTATTAGCCTTGTACCCGGACACGTACACGGTTAAGCTATCCGCCCTGTACACGGATGGTTCTGAAGACACGATAGACTTGCATACCTTCACTCCCGTCACGGAATACAACGTGTTCGCGATTCCGTCCGGTTTGAAACACTTGAACCTCGCCAAACCAGGTGTTTCACTCGTTTCTTACACGATATGGGTCGAGAATTCCTCTAACGAGATCGCTTTCAAGAAAGTCACGTTCAAAGTGTTTCCTTACAACCCGGCAAATCGTTGTTTCCTATTCGGGAATCTACTCGGGGGCATTGATACCGTGATCACGGAGAGTCAATCCGATTCACTGAAAGTGGAGCGAGAAACCTTTCAAAAATACCTACCCATGAATTACAAGGCTAACTGTTATAACATCACGACATTCGTGTCCGGGTACACGAATATTTTCGAGGCATCGACCGGGTATATCAGCCGGAAATTGGCGGAAGTATGCAAGGAAATGGCCATCAGTGAAACCGTGTTCCTGGTTGGAATGAAATCTTTTATCGCTGTCAATATTGACAAGGGAACTTTTGATATCGCTAACGACAAGGAAGATCTTCAATCATTCTCGTTCAAGTATTCCCCGGCATTCGAAAAAGATCTAATATTCCTTTCTGTCGGAGCGAGCGAATCTTATTCAGATAACGATTATAATGAAGACTATGACTAGCCTGGAAGAATTAAAACAATTGATCGACTATATTCATCGTCGATTACCGGATGAAGAGAAAATCGACGCCGCAGAACATAATCGTATCCTTAAAACTCTTGTTGACACGCTGGCCGGGATCGGCGCGAACGTGTTTTTAGGCATCGCCACACCCGAGACTATACCGGAACAATCCCCGGCTATCAAATGTTTTTACCTGGCAACAAAGAAAGGAAATTACCCTCGTTTCGGGGATCTTGTTATAAACAGTCCCCTCGCCGTAATCTACTGGAACGGCTTTGACTGGGAGAAACACGAGATCGAGGTTTCTGTAAATGTTAATGTAGACATAAATGATTACATTGATTTAAGCAATTACGCTAAACTAACGGCAGATAACGAGTTCGTGGGGAATCAGAAAATAATCGGTTCCCTCGAAACTGGAGAAACACGAGGTAAACTTCGCCCTGTCACGAATAGAAATAGAGAAATGACGGATGGAGAAGCCGTCGTGTGGGATACACTACTTCAAATCATCAAGACTGTAAAACAAGTTCCTGATTCTATCTTGTGGGATGGTAATGCTTTTGATGATCACTTGGATCAAGCCGTCCGTACAATTGATAACGTGAAATTCAAGAGCGTGATCTCAACCGATTTCGAGAGCAAGTTAAAGGGGTGGCTCATCGATGTTCTTGGTAACGCCGAGTTTCGGGACGTGTTACTCCGCTCGTTCAAGAGTTGGAACTTTGCCGCCGGTCCCCTCGGTGCCGGGGTAGGGATGGTGAACGATGACGAGTTACAGACGGATAAACTTCTTGTCCGGAAAATCATGTTCGTCCTTGAAATGATGGTCCAACGAATGAAATTCCAAGGCGGTATAATGGTGTTAAGCCCGGCGACGGGGTTCAAGATTAACCGTGTTGAAATTTTCGACACTTACTATCGTGTTTATTGCAGGCCGGAGGACGTCAACGAGTTCGAGGTGAACGATCAAGCGAGGATACAGAACTTCACGGGTGACAACATAAAGTACCTATGGTCTCTAACTCTATCCAAGGGTGAGGATTACATCGACATCTCCCGGATCGACAAGGACGGTGACGGTGTACCAGCCGAGGGGGACGAGATAGTCCAGCTTGGTAACAGGACTAACCCGGATCGACAAGACGCTGTATTATTATCGGCGGTGAACGGTGAGGTTGGCATATTTACTTATTACGGTATAAACAGCTTTGACCTTTCAAGCAAGGAGGGATCATGGCTAGGGAAGCACGGGGAGAAGAAAGGGGCCGTCATCCGAGGAGAGGTTCACATAACGACCGGGTCATCCGGTCTAGAGCAATTTGACGAGTACGAGGATGTTGACAAGCGTATACAGGACGCTCAAAATTCGGCAGATTCAGTTCAAGACGTGGTGAATAACCTCATTTCCATAATCATTCCCGATTTACAGGGTCAGATAGACGGTAGTATAATGTCGCATGAAGGGACGATACCACCGACGTTGACGAACGAGCCGGCGGTGAACTGGACCACGGAAGAAGAGAAGAATCGCCACATTGGGGATTACTACGATTACTTCTTGACCTTTGACGGGGAGAAGGTGACGGAGAGGTACAAGTTCTCCAATGGGTACGTGTTGCAGATTCCGGTTCCGCTCTAGCCGCTAGTGTCGCCAGAGAAGCCCTCGGGCTTGCTGGTACAAAGGCAACGATCACTTGGGGAGATACACTCCCGGCCGTCCCGTACAACATTAACGATGTATGGATAAAGACGAACGGATCCATGTATATCTGTAATCATCAAAGATTAGAAGGTGAAACGGGTTCTCAATCCGACTGGCAGTTGTTCAACGATACCCAGTTAAGACTGGCACAAATGGCGGCGGATAACGTCATATCGATAGAAGAGAAGCCATCTTTACGAGACACGTGGGATCAAATTAAAGAAGAGTTCAAGACTTATCAAGCACAGGCAACCAAGTACGGTGTTTCTATAACTGCCCTTCAAAACGCTTACAACACGCTGGACACTTTCTTGACGAGCACGGTTAAAATATCTCAAGACGAGGACACCAAACTGTCCGTGGCGCAGAAGACCGAGTACAACCAAGACTTCGCGAATTACTACTCCGAGCGTACCACATTCGCTAACGTCATAGCTCAAAAGATAGCGGACGGGGCGGTCGGAAACATCCAGTTCGGCATGGTAAATTTGCTCAAGGGGAGCAACGTGGAACTGGGGCTTCAAGGGTACAGTATTGGTAGGTATTTTTACGATACGACACCCGAGGTGGGAAAAACTTACACGCTCGTATTGTGCTACTCGCTAGGTGAAAATAACACGTATATGGCGGCTTATCAAGACGGCGGTAATTACGGTTCGGGAGGCTTGTTTGACAAGAAAGGCGAGCGAGTAATCCAGAGTCACACGTTCAAGTTCACTTGCCCGAACAGTCCGTTAGCCATGTATTTTTTCCAGTTCCCAAACGGTACTTACGGCTCAAAGGTTCACTGGGCTGTTTTGGTAGAGGGCAACAAGGGACCATCGGGTTGGGTTCCGGCTTTATCAGAGCAAGGGGAGGAAGCGGCAAAGGAGGCAGTGGATAGCATGAAAATTACTAGTCGTAACTTGTGGATATTGAAAAATGTTTGCAGTTACGCATCTTCAAATGTTCATCCAGATCGAAAACCTTTTACAATTGACAATTACAAGATAATTGTTGATAAGAATCCAGCAGATTTGATCGGGTGTAACATTAAAGCCCCGGGAAGTAAAGTTGTTGTTAGTGGAAAGACTAATCTTGAAAAGATAACACCTTATTACACTTGTAGGGATAGTAATGGTTCGGTAATAAAATCACAAACAAGCATGAATATCGCTGTTAGTGATGGACGTTTCGAGTTCTCTATAAACAACATCCCGGCTAATACAAGCGTTATGGCACTAGGACTTGGATATTATCCTTTCGCTTCTGCATACTGGCTTGACGAGGTTAGTGTTGTTAGTGGTGATAAGTCCGTGGGATTTACTCCTGCTCCCGAAGACGTGCAAAAAGAGATTGATGACGTGAGTAATGCCGTTACCAACTTGAACACCACGATCAACGGGGCTTTCAAGGACGGGATCATTAGCGAGGCGGAGGCGAAGGCGATAGCGTCAAATATAAGCATCTTGAACGCGGAAAAGGCAGATATTGATAACGCTTACACTCCATTGTATAATAGTCCTTACTTGTTATCCGGCACCACGGCGGCAACGAATTTATCCAGTGCTAAAACCGCGTACAACACCGCTCACTCGGCATTGATAACAGAGATTAACAAGGCAATCGCTGACGGTAAAACTACACCGGAAGAGAAGGCGAACGTGGACACTAAATTCACGGCTTACAACTTGGCTCTTGGAACATACAAAAAGAGGGTCGAAGAAGCAAACAAGGCTATTCAAGACCAGGTTAAAGCGTTAGCGGAACAGGACGCCACGAACAAGGTGAATAATATCCAAGTGGGAGGAACGAATCTATTCCCCATGTCTAAACTTAACAACGTGGGATGTAGAGGAAATTCGAGTAAAGAAGGAAATGGAACAGAAATAATTTTTAAATGTAATAATCCCAGTACATGGGCAATATTACCTGTTTCAATTCCAACGGCACTTGTCCCGGTAAACACGGATTTCGTCATATCGATGGACATAAGGAACACCAACGGTTTCGGGTATGAAGTCACGGCAACTAGCAGTACGCCGACACTTATTTCAATAGTCAAATTCGAAAATACTACAAACGAGTGGAAAAGAGTTTATAAAGTATTCAATTCTGGAAACAAGGCTAATATCGGTGGCATAAATTTGTGGGGTGTAGGCGATGTTAGGCATATAAAGATTGAAATCGGGAATAAAGCAACAGATTGGTCTCCTGCTCCGGAGGATGTAGATCAAGCTATTCAGGATGCTATCGCCAAGACGATAGACATAACCGCACCCTCTCAAGTGTTCAAGTACGGGGCGGGTTACACGGGAACCCCAACACCATCGTCGATAGTTTTGACGGCAATACCGAAAAATTTCACACCAACCTCGTATCAATGGCAGTATTTAAACGGTAGCACGTGGACGAACATAAGCGGGGCCACGTCATCGACGTACTCGGTAGCACCCGGAAACACGACCCTCTTCCCCTCCGGCACGAATGTTAGAACGTTCAGGTGTGTTTGTAACGGGGATGAGAAGTTGTCAGATATTTTCACGCTGGCCAAATTGGCGGATGGAGCCACGGGATCACCCGGTGAGGATGGTAAAGACGCTTACACGATATTACTGACTAACGAGGCTCACGCTTTTGCCGGTTCCACGGATGCGGCGTTAGCCGGGTCAACAACCTGCGGCGTGATAGCTTACAAGGGTACCGGGCAAGTGGCGGTGACGATCGGGACGATCACGGGTTTACCCGCCGGAATGACGGCAAGTATAGCGAACAACGGGACAACTACACCGGTGATCACGTTTACCGTTACAACTAGCATGAAAACGGCGAGCGGGACGGTAAGTATCCCGGTGACGGTAGACGGGAAGTCTTTCACCCGTGTGTTTTCCTACTCGATCGCTTTCAAGGGAGCCGCAGGGGAAAATTACTGGAAAACTGACGTGTGGCTGGACGCTTCTTCCTATGACGCTGACAAGTGGATACCTTTTACCGGTACGGCTTTGCAAAAAATGGGATACAACAGGATACGCGTTTCGGTGGCGCTTAATAGTGGAACTAAACCGGCTTGGAGTACTCACGCCTCTGGTTTCTCGGTTGACTTTGATTTCGACATGCAAGCGAGCGGGTGGGGAACGACTGACGCACAAACTCTAATTTACACTGACACGTTCAAGTTCTGCCCGGAATCCCCGGCGAGTTGCGGGCAAATGACGTATTCAAGCATCCCGGTATTGTACCTGCGTGGAGGGGGCAAGTATCACGTGAAAACTGATTTCCCCGTCACGTGGACACCGAGGCCCGACGGGTACACGTGGACCAGTGGATCGTACACGCAATCGGTAAGCCCGCAAACGAGCAGGCCGAAGCCAGTTGGGACGAGCATAGTCGGTCGTGGTGTTAGATCGGTGGCGAACAAGTACGCCGTCTCGTCAAGCAACACGACAGCCCCCACGTCGTGGTCAGACACGGTACCATCCACGACAACGGTGAACAAGTATCTTTGGAATTACGAGATCATAACCTACACGGACGGCACGACGGCGGAAACGAACAAGCGAGTGATCGGGGTGCATGGAGCTACCGGGGCCACTGGAGTGGGAATTAAATCGATCACCGAGTATTACCTGGCTTCCGCCAGTGCAAGCGGCGTGACTACATCCACGTCGGGATGGACTACCGGGATGCAAGTCACGACAACAACCAAGAAATACTTGTGGAATTACGAGGTTGTCACGTACACGGATAACAATAAATACACTAGCACGCCCGTGATCATCGGGACTCACGGTGCCACCGGGGACAAGGGTGAGCCGGGTGCAGCGGGTAAGGGCGTGAAAAGCACGGCAATTGCTTATCAAGCCTCGACATTAGGTACAACGGTACCAACGGGGACGTGGAGTAGTAGCATACCCGCCGTTGCTGCCGGGCAATACCTTTGGACCCGGACAATCATAACTTACACGGACAACACGACAAGCACGATGTATTCTGTCGGTAGAATGGGTACGAACGGCACGAACGGTAACGCCGGGAACGGGGTGAGTAGTACCACTATAACCTATCAAGCCTCGACATCAGGCACCACGGCACCAACGGGTACATGGAGCAGTAGTATTCCCTCTGTTGCGGCGGGTTCTTATCTTTGGACGAGAACGATAATTAGTTACACTAATGGTACGACTTCTACAATTTACTCGGTAGGAAAAATGGGAAATACCGGGGCGCAGGGACAACCGGGGGAATCAATCAACGGGAAGATGCTTTACAAAGACCCGGAATTTAAACTGGGTTGGAATGGGATTAGTAAATACTCCAATTCCGCCGCGGATGTTAAAGCCAAGTTAGTCGTGGAGAGAATCGTGAAACCATCGGATGCCCCAACACAATCCGGGTACTGCTTAAAGGTCACGTGTAAAGCAACTCAATCACCCGGGTATGGCGGGGGCGTTCAATCAATCACCTCCCGTGCCAATGCTGTATTTATACAAAAAATTATCGCCAAAATACCAGAGGGTTATAATATACATACAGCCTCGAATAGCATGGGAACGGGCTATTCCGACACTTGGTTGACATCAACTGCCGGAACCGGAAAGTACACGACATATCTTCGCAAGGTTGTTTGCGGGGCTACCGGAAATTTTAGTAGTGGCGGACACGTGTATATAACCGGTAATCCCACTCCCACCGAATCCGCTCCATTAGAATGGTACATCGCTTTTATGACTTGTTACGATCAAACGGCGGACGGGTATTCTGACATCGAGATTGTCACGAAAGATTCTTTCGCCACGCAAATGGGGTACACCAGTTTCCAGGACATGATCGATCAAACGGTGGCGAAAGGAGGGAAACTAATCGTGGACGGCCTTCTGAACGCCAAACTGATAGACGTGAACACGCTGGCGGCCAATAACGCTTTTATCGACAAGTTAAGGACGAACATCCTAAAAGCTAACGTTATCACGGCCAATATGCTTTCCGTTGCCGGTTTCACTTTTCAAGATTACCAAATTTACGGTGGAAAAAATTTTGGCGATGGTGGCGGGGTTAAAATAACGGCCACGAGCGGGGAGAAGTCGTTCAAGGCGTATAAGGATGCAAGTAACTACATTAGCATGTACTATAATAGTGATAGCGACTGGGGGCTGAAAGGGGTTGTGGGAGGCACGGAACTGTTAAAATTAGGGATAACGAACAAGATCGGTCCTTTCACTATCGAGGGATCGTGGCTAAGGGGTAGCAACCTGGCTCTATCTGGTTCCCAGTTAAATTTCAGTTATAGCGGTCATCAAGTGTACGTGGGTAGTCATCCAGACATGTCTACCGCCGGGAATGCCAAGCTCGGGACTTTCATGTTGTCCGGGGGAGGCTATGGAGGTCTTGGCCGTGATAAACAAGTGGCGTTGATCGCGGGAGCCCCCAATAATGGTAATTCTTACGCCATGGCGGTGACACAGGGGATGTTTAAAATGTTTCCAAACGCGCATATCGTGTCGGGAGTTTCCAGGGCTTACATGACGGGGACCAACCCGGGTATAACGCTGGGTAACGAGCATCCCAATATAATATGCCTTTACGGTACTGGCAACAGGAAGAAAGTAAACTTGTACGCAGGTATGGAAATTGGAAGTCATTTCTTCATAACAAGCGAGGCCTCGCAAGGGTTTGACGTGTTATGCACGGGGAGTGAAAAATTTTACCGCAACGGGAACACGTACGTGGCAGTCCAGTCGAGCGGGCAGGATACCGTTCTCGTGATGAAAGTTGACACGTATAGATGGACGGCCTGCCAGCTGCCCATAAACTGGCTTGGGACGTGGAATCCCTGATTGTAAAAAGTGAATTAATATCGAACATGTAAAACTAACGAGCATGAAACTAACATTTGTAGACAGGATAGCTATTAAGGATCTCGTTCCCGAGCGGGTTAACATGATAAAAGGCATGTTGTTCAATTCGATCGCCCAAAAAGTGGATTTCACCCCGGAAGAGATAAAGCGTCATGAACTTTTGAATAAAGAAACAATTATAAACAATATCACCGAGACCATAAATGTGGTATTCGAGGAATCCGAGTTAGCGGTACTGAAAGAGAGGATCGACGAGATGGATCAAGCGGGAACGATTCCATTGCCGTTTATCGATTCTTATTACAAGATAAAGAACACGAACGTTTAATTTAAAAATTATAGAAATGGAAATTAATTACAAGACAGTAGCGACAACCACGATCCCGGTTATTTTGAAAGGGATCAACGTGAATTTTTCGGCGGAGTACGAGAACAACGTTCCCGGTATAGTGACCTTCAGTTGCGACGGGCATTTCGTGGACGAGAGTTCACAACGTTCCGATTATTTAAATTTTAGCGGGTCTTACGACTGCGAGAATCGCTCTTTCCCCGCCATCAACGGAGGCCCGGTGTCTCCCGCTTTCTTGACGTTGCTGGAGCAACCGATCATGGAGTTCTACAACACGATCAATGAAAGGTGATAAAAAAAGGGGGGAACTTTTTCCATCACGGTACTTGTTCCCTCCATAATTAGAGTTTTCAATACGCTAAAGTAGGGATAAATAGTGTAACATTGAAATATAATGGAATAAAAGGAGGCGAGTAATGATAGAATTTTTTGTAACAGGTGATTTTAAAGTTATCCAGTCGCAAGTGTACATCATTTTAACGATGTGGGTTATAATGATTCTCGCCGTTTGCGTGGACCTATGGGCCGGAACGGATAGCGCGAAGGCCCGGGGCGAGAAGATTTATTCCGGGGGACTCCGGAGAACTTTTTCGAAGCTGGGGGATTACTGGCGTATTCAAGTCATGGCCTTGATATTTGATTTGATCGGGAGTTGCATTGACTGGTACACGTTACCTTTCGCCTCGATGCTAGTGACGGCCGCTATCGTGTTGATCGAGGGACGTAGCGTGTGGGAGAACGAGAGGGCCAAGAAGAGCCAGGTGGCGAAACTGCCGGACGCTATCCGGGCGATAATTCAATGTGCCGACGCTAAAACGGCGGAACAATTACTAGAAAAATTGAGGGAGGTCACGGATGATAACAAGTAAGTATTTTAAAGAGGACGAGTTTAACCGTTGTTCTCCCTCTTGTTCGTTACAGGATATGAAACAAACAACTATTAGTAAGTTGGACACGGCTAGAGAGATTGCCGGGATTCCGTTTGTTTTAACTTCGGCTTATCGTTCAAAAGAATGGGACCAGTCTAAAGGACGATCCGGTACCGGGGCGCACACGCTAGGGAAAGCGGTAGACATCCGGTGTAACACGTCCCGGAATCGTTTTCTTGTCGTGAACGCTTTACTGAAAGCCGGTTTTAAACGGATTGGCGTGGCGAAGACGTTTATTCATGCTGATGATTCAGAAACCCACGATCAGAGCGTGATGTGGTTATATTAAAAACAGGAATCATGAACAAGCTATTGTTTATCTTTTGCGTGATCACGCTGTTATCTTGCGGTAGCAAAAAGAAGTTCAGCAAGGTTGATTCGGTAGAGAATAGTAAATCTACCGAACAACTTTATACCGAACTCTACCGGGAAGCTCGTTTGCTTGAATTTCTCGACATCAAGTTTCGTAAAGTGGAAACGAGGGATTCGGCCGGAAACGTGAGGATCGAGACGGACGTGGATTTTAGCAAGAAGACAGAAGAGAACACGCGGGATTCGACGAAGATCACGGGTACCCGGCAGGAGACCGGGGAAAAGGTCGTGAATCAAAAATCGGAAGAAGAGCGATCCGGGGCGATAAAATACTGGACGTGGATCATAGGGTTTGTTACTGTTAGCATGATTGTGGCCATAGTCGTGTACCTGATGAAAAAGTGAATGCAAAAGTGTTTAACGAGTCGTGAACAATCCTTTTTTCTCGTGCCTTATTCGTATAATTTTAGAAATTATTTATACATTTGCCCTAGGTGAAGGAGATTTCACCTAGTTTAAAAGGATTAACGTGTACTACACAACCATTGATACTCCCACGGTGGAACGATCGAGTATCTTTGGGGAGACGTGGTACGTATATATATCGTGTACGTACCCGTCTTAATTGAACTGTTCCGATCGTTCCACCGTGGGGGGCAGTGAGATTAAGCGGGTACGTTTTTTCATGCTCGAAATTTTGAATTATAGACTTGGTTATGGCGATGCGACTGTGAGTGAAAAGCGAGTGCCAACTACTTTCTCGTTGGCGTGGGGTATCCTGGAAGAGGATACCCCTATTTCATTTAAAAAGCAAGAACAATTTTTCCCTTAAAACCTGTCCTTTTTCTCCCCTTTCCTAACACCTATCATTACGACAAAAATAGCAACCATGATAGAAATGTTCGTCAATAACAAACCCTTGGTTTTACCCTCCGATTTAAAAATCCGGGTAGAGATTAACTCCCCGGCATTTGAATCCGACGTGATCCCTTCTAGTATCGTTTATTATTTCAACGTTCCAGTCACCCAGAATGAAGAAGTTTTTAACTACGCCAATTACGTTGAAGTCAAGAACAAGTACCGGGAATACGACTGGAAAATGAGATTCGAGGGGTTTTGGATTTTTTCCGGAAAATTGATCATCACGCAAATAAACACGGAATTCCGGTGTGCCGCCTCCATCAAACAACTCCCTACCGAATTCGGTGATAGAAACATAACTGATTTTACCTATGACCGAATCTTACTCGGTAGTAAAAGCATGAAAGAATATGTTAACGAGATCAGGGAACAAAAATCTTTCAAGCTCTCTTTTCCTTCCATTTACGCCCCGAACCTTTACGGGGAAGGAGAATCAGCAGAAAATCAAGATTTCGGGAAAATCGTGAACGCCATAAATATCGAGAATACCAGCTCGAACGTGAACACGGTTATTCCCTGTTTTCACGCCATATATGTCATCGAAACCATGTTCAAGTCGGAAGGTTACCAAATACTCAATTCTTTCGATCACTCTTTCAAGGAACTCCTTCTTTTCAACAATTACACCCTTGACCAGTTGCCCGTGGAAAACTACGCGTTCTCGAATCTCGCCGGAAAAACGAATTTAATCCTTACCGCCACGGATGACCCCACGAACAGTATCCGTTTTAACAAGTATTACGGCCCCCCAGGAGAATACGAGATCAGTATTTTCGCTAAAGCCAAGTTCACCTCTCACTCCAACCCCGAAAATACACAAATGATCGTTGAAGCATCCATGGTCTACACGGCACATCAAGGGAACCCAAACGGTACCCGCAAAGAAATCAACCGTATTAAAGTTGAATACGACCCCAATCACCCTGATAAAATTGACGTGTTCATCGATATTTGCTTCACGCAAATTTTCGAACTACCCGGGGAGAATTGGCTATATTTCGAAATGTATGCTTACAATAGCAAGGGTAGTGCCATTTTGAGAAATTACGAGATCACGGAAGGATACATCGAGATTCGCCGGATCAATTCCTCAACTACGGATCTCAACACCTACATGAAAGAAATAAACCCCGTGAATCACCTTCCGGAAATATCATGCAGTGATTTTCTCGTGTCCTTCAAACAATTGCTAGGGTTCATCTACTTGTTCGATTTCACGAATAAAACCCTGCAAGTCATTTTCATGAAGGATCTCTTGAAAACGAAGGCTCTTGATCTCACTGAACAATACATTTCGGACACCCCGGATACAGAGATCAAAGAACCGCAAGCGTACGAGTTAAAATATGATATTGACGAATTCAATATAAACGGTTACACCCACGAAGGCCAGTACAACTCGTTAAAAGAACTCCCCTCCCCGATTCGTGAGAAACTACTCGTTAGAATCAAGAACATCAATAGTTTTTACGAATCCAAGATCGTTGACAACACCTTGCAATGGGTTCGAGCCGCTGATGTCTACAAACTCCTTGTCACGCACAAGTACACGAAAAAAGAGAGTGTTGATATCAAGTTACAACCAATCGCCATGGATGAATACAAGGATTCCGTTCACCCCTATTACCCGGAACAAGGCGTCTCGGCCCTGTACTCGCCAAGCACGAGCAAAACAGACAAACTGATCTGCATGCTAAGAACCGATGCCTACGGGGCCACAACGGCCAACATGGGATATTCCATATTATCCAACATGTTCTCCTTTGACCTCGAGGCCGAGGACGGGGCGTATAACAAGTACCTAAAATCCTGGTACGATTTTATCTCCACGGCCAACACTTACACCTTCTCTTTCCGGGTGAACATCGAAGACGTATTCCGGATCCTCACCTTGTTTAACCCGCAGGAAGGAACCCCGGAAGAACAAACCCGCCGGGTCAGGGTTCTGAACCAAGAATACATCCCGTTCCAATTCACGTTCGAGTTCTCACACGATAACATCATTTGCCAAGCCAAACTCATGAAAAATGACAACAACTGATATAAACCAACAGATCCAAGCCTTCAACAAGGACGTTGCCGGTTGGGGAAAACGAGTCCGGAATCAAACGATATTTAACGCCCGGAAATTAAAAAATCCCGCAGCCAGACCCCGTTCAAAAGTTAAAACTATGCGAAGTAACGATGAAGAAGTTCTTAGCCAATCCATCGGGGAAAAAACGTACAAGAGCGACGGGGAAATTGATTGTATCGGGTTCTCGTTCGCCCGGCACGGGGTATTCTGGCAGAAAGGTGTCGGCCGAGGTTACGTCATGCAAAACGGGATCGTTACACGTGGCCAGAAAAAAAGAATCGGGATAAACAAACACGATAAAAGAACCACCTTCATCGCCACCGCTGGCCCGATCAGACGTAAACCCGTGGACTGGTTCAACGGTTTAATATCAAGAGAAGTTGAAACTCTCGCCGATATCGTCGCCGACCACTACGCAGACCGAATCATCAACGCCACCCGGATGACCATCCGGTAATCTAGCCTCAAAACGGGATATTTCTATCCCGCTTTTTCTTTTCCAAATTATTATTAGTAATTTATCCCCGCAAAATCAAAACAAGGGAAATAATGTATAGCAGTTTTTTAATATTTGATCTGGAAACAACCGGATTACTTAAAACGAATGACTCACCAGAAAATTACGAGTCATACCCACAAATAGTACAAATATCATGGTCTCTATTAAGAATGGGATATCAAAATGCCGAAATTAAATCATTCTATTTATACCCTTCTTGTAAAATTTCCCCTTCCGCACAACAGGTACATGGTTTATCAAAAATCTACCTCAAGATACATGGTTCACAACCAAATGAGGTTTTTGATGAATTCTTAAAAGATGCTTCTAATGCCGAAGTGTTAGTCGCTCACAACATAAAGTTCGACTTTCCCGTTTTAGAAGCAGAACTTTATAGATGGGGTTACGATAGACCATTAGCACGAAAAAATTTATGGTGCACCATGGAGGCAGGGAAAAAATACTGGGGTTACAAAAAGTATCCAAAACTCATTGAATTAGCAGAATTTTGTAATGCAATTTCAAAAGATTCAATTCAGATTAACCATTCAAATCTACATAACGCTCAAACAGACGTTGATTTAGCTTTACAATGTTTCATTTTTTTGATGAGAGATAACTCTGATCTATTCAAAAATATAAGAATACCATACGCTAAAAAACAAAAAAAAGTACCACCACAAAAATCAATCAAGCATCCAATAATGAGGAAATCATGTACTCAATGCAACACCTTAAACGATGAAGACGCAACATATTGCAGAATATGTGGAAAATTTTTTACATTCTATTCTGCAAATATTGAATGCTTTGATAAATTTTCATACACCCCATGTTTTCATTGTAAAAAAGATACTCCTACCAAAGAAGATGAAAACAAGTATTGTGTCAATTGTGGAAAAACATTAGACTTTTAAAAGTAAAGTTTAAGCAACTATAAAATTGAAAGCGAAGTTCTCACTTCGCTTTTTTCTTCCCTTCAAATTTTACAATCTCGCAACTTTTCCCCACTTTTGTAACGCTTAAAGTTTAATAGTAAGGTGGGAGATAGACCACCACATCCATGTAGGTGGATTTTTTATATCTATCAGGAAACTACACGAGAGTGTAAGATATATCGGTGTATACCCCCGTGCCAATGTTGTAATGATATTGGCAAGCCACCTTACGTAGACTTTAAGCAGCGGGAAAGGTACACCGTTTTCGTACCTAAATTTCCCCGTTTTTTATTTTGCAATCTCGCAACTTTCTTCTACATTTGTAGTGTTCAAAGTTTAATACGTAAGGTGGAGATAGACCACCCCGGATTCACGAAGGTGGATTTTTTATATCTATCAGGAAACTATGTTGCAAGATACGCGGTGTATACCCCCGTGTTCACGTTATAATGACGTGGACGAGCCTTACGTAAGACTTTGAACAACGGGACAGGTACACCGTTTTTTCGTACCCAAAACGTTCAAAAATTACGTAACATGAAAAAACAATTTCAAACCCCGTCACCCCGGGGCATCATCTCGCAACAAAACAAGGTAAACTCCTTCCGGGAACTATTCTTGAACAACCTCGACTCCCCTCACGTGGAGATTTACCGCAAGGCATGGGCGAAAGCCAGAGCGAGATTATCCGAGATGCAAACAGCCATTCATTTTTGCAGGAAGGAGGTGTGTCATGAGTAATCAACAAGCCTCGATTCAAGCCGAGAAAGCCGTCATCGAATCCTGTATCCGGGACATGGAAAACATCTGTCAATCCATTCAAGGCCTTTACCCGGTCATCAACACGAACATCCCGAACTCTCGACTTTCCAACACGGAAAGCGAAGCCTGTAACTTCATCGAATCCATTCAAGCCGCTTTCGTTTCTGCCGGGAATCTCTTAACATCCGTCATCAGAAAGGAGGTAAAACATGTGTAACGACAAGTACTTAGAAGCTCTCGAAGAATTGATGGACTCGTTCCTCGAACGATATTCCCCCGCCGACACGTGGCAGGAGTCAAACGAGCAATACACTTCCCCCGAGATACTCGAGATGTTTAACTCCGTTTACCCTATTCCATTGGAAGACATTTACGAGCAACTACGGGAAAAGGGATTCAAGTGCGTTCCCGTGGCCGGCCAAGGCAAATTCGTCTGGCTACTGAAAACAAGATAAACACCCACCCCGTTCCACCTGAACGGGGTTCTTTCTTCAAAACCTGTCCTTTTTTTCCGGTTCCCGATACTGTACTATTGCCCGTAAAATGAAGGAATCATGGCAAAAAGCAACACGACAAACAGACGGGTAAACCTGTACATAAACGGCAAAGAAGCCACCACTAATATAAAAGAAGTCAGGGCCGAGATGCAGAAACTCGTGAACGAGCAAGCCCGGATGAAAATAGGGAGTGATGAATACATCGCCCATGCCCAAAAAATCAAAATGTTGAAGGGTATCATTCAGGAACACAACGACTCGTTGAAAACGACACATACGCGTTGGTTATCCCTTTCCGGCATAACCAACGGTTTTAACACGTATTTCGGGATGGTTACTTCCTTTCTTGCCGGCCTTACCGGTATCGTGTTAGGTTTCAGGAAATGTGGAGATGAAGCCGGAAAATTTGAAGAAAATCTCAGTAATTTATCAGCGTTAACCGGGCTTGCCGGGGAAAACCTTGAATGGCTAAGTAACAAGGCTAAAGAAATGTCTATAACCACGACCAAGGAAGGGATAAATATCAAACAATCCGCGACAGACATTCTCGATGCCTTCACGAAAATGGGTTCACAACGCCCGGAACTCCTGAAAAACAAGGAAGCTCTCGCGGCGGTCACCGAGGATGCCATCATCCTTTCAGAAGCCGCCAAAATGCAACTGGAACCCGCGGCAGCATCTCTCGCGAACGTGATGAACCAGTTTAACGCGAAATCCTCTGACAGTAGAAGAATCATCAATGAACTAGCCGCCGGATCTCAAGCCGGGGCCGGGGATATCCAATACCTTTCCGACGCAATTGAAAAGTGCGGTACCACAGCCTATTTAATGGGAATACAAACGAATCAGGCAGTTGGACTAATAGAAGCTGTCGCTCCAAAATTTAAAGAAGCCAGCATGGCCGGGAACAGCCTGGACAAAGTTTTACTAAAATTAAAAGAAAAACAAATCGGTTTTAAAAACGGGGCCTTTGATATAAACCAAGCCCTAGAGGAGCTTGAAACAAGAATAGCCAAGGGAGAATCCTCCGCGACAATATTCGGGGTTGAACACGCGAAAATGGCAGAGGTTTTGATCCAAGCAAAAGAAGATATTAACCGATACACGAACGCCGTGACCGGGTCCGAGAAAGCTATCGAGATGGCCGCGAAAAACACGAACAACAGGATGGCAGAACGGGCCCAAGCGATGAACCGACTCAAACTCCAAATGATCGAGGTCGGGGAAAAAATTTCTCCGGCAATCACGATAGGAACCAACACGTTCACTTATTTCTTAAAAGCCCTAACCAAGGCCCCCGGATTATTCAAAGAAAACAAAGAAATTATCGTTCCTCTCGCCTCGGCAGTCCTCGCCTTATCCGGGAAAACGCTCCTTGCCTCCACCGCAATTATTAAAAACAGGGCGGCTCTCTTGCTTGACACGGTGGCCAAACAAAAAAACGCCCTTGTCACCGCTTTTCTAACCGAAAAAACAAACCAGTATAATATCACGCAAGGACGTCTACACCCGGCCTTGTTAAAAGCAAGAACCGCATTCGTCATGCTTAACCGTGCCATGGTAGCTAACCCTATCGGGGCTATCACTATCGCGTTCACCGCCCTCCGAAGTGCGCTTACCTATTACGACCGTAATAACGAGGAAAGTATCCGGCTCGAACGAGAGAAAACGGAAGTCATGAACACACTCAAAACTAGCAACGAAAAGCTCTCCGAACAGTACAAAAGTTACAACACTCAAATATCAAGATTGAACACCCTTTCACGACAAGAGAAACTTGATTTACGTGAAAAAATCGCCCTCGCAATCCAATCAGCCAAAGCCGAACTAGAACTATACAAAACCAAACAACTAAATATAAAAAAAGAGAACACGACCGTCGGGACATGGGATATTACTTGGAAAACCTTAACCACATTCAAAAACCCGTTCGCTCCCCAAAAAGGTATAGAACGAACATTTGACAAGTTAAAAGAAACAGCCCGGAAGAAAGGAGAAGAAGCGGCCGCCGAACTTGATCCCGAGATCAACAAAATTCAAGAATCCATTAACTCTATGGAGCAAGATTTAAAACAACTCGATGACATTTTCAACGCCGAGAGTAGCGCAGACAAGATCGGGTCAGCCACGATCACCCAGCTAGAAGAAAAGATAAACCTGTATAAAATAGCACTCGACAACGCCACTCGTGAAAGTGAAGAATTTTATCGTGTCCAGACGAAACTCGTCAACACTCAAAAAGCACTTAACGAGGCAATTAAAAACAGGGATTATACCACGGAAGCGGAAGATAAAGCGATCGAAAAAGAAAACGCCAAAAAACTCCAAGCCGCGGAGGCATTAGCTAAAAAGAAAAAAGAAATCGAGGAACAACTCGCTAAAAAAATCCAAGAGATAAACAACCGGGTACAAACCTCTTCCTTGAAAGAAGACGAGAAAGAGATCATGGCAGCTCATAACAAATTTCAAGAGCTACTATCCATCTGCCAAAAATACAACCTAGATGCAACGGAACTTTACGAGGCGCATCACCAAGAAATTTCCTTCATTATCGACAACCAACTAGAAAAAAGCGTGACGGCCACGATCGAGGCGGAAGAAAGAATACAGGCCGTTTTAGGATCTTCCTCCGAGAAACAAAAGAACGAGATACGGAAAAGATACTCGGATCTCCTTGCTTTAGCCCAACAACATGGTATCGACACGGGTGCCATACGTCAACAAATCCAGGAAAAGATGGAGCGAGAGCTTAACGGTGTCCAAACCCCTGGTGGAATGCAACTATTTAACATCCCCGAGGAAGAGTGGGAAGAGTTCGAGGAAAAAATGAACATGGCGCTGGATCTCGCCGGGCAACTCAACAACATCTGGGGACAATTCAACGAGTTTCAGAACAACCGGGATAAAAAGGAACTTCAGGACTACGAGAAAAACACCAACAAAAAAAAGGAACTCCTTAACAAGCAACTTGAATCTGGGCGAATTAGTCAAGAAAGGTATAATGCCCGAGTTGCCCAACTTGACGCGGATCTTGACAAAAAGAAAACGGAAATCGCGAATAGACAAGCCAAAAGAGACAAAGCGCAAGGTATTTTCTCAGCGACTATAAACACGGCATCCTCCATCATGCAGGCTCTAGCAAACGTCGCTCCCCCATACAGCTACGTCCTTGCCGCCATATCTGCCGCGATGGGAGCCGTTCAAATTGCAACCATTGCCAGTACACCCCTACCCGAGTATGCCCAGGGAGGAATGACGGACGGTGCTAGAGTGTACATCGCCGGGGAAGCCGGCAGGGAATGGATCGCCCCTAACAACATGCTCAACGACCCTATCACCGGACCGATTATTCAACAACTCGAACTCGTTCGCTCCGGAATCCTCTCCCCGGAACAATTGCGTCCCGTTTTACCGGACTTCTCCACGATGACCTCGATACCGATGTACGCGACAGGAGGCCTCACCGGACCCGTACAAAACACGACAAATTATTACCAAACGTCAACGGAAGATACACGCCTCCTAGAAACGGTACAAGACCTCCGGGACGAGATCAGGATAATGAACACGTACTTGTCAGATCCAAGAAACAGACAAGCGTATATCAGTAACGATGTACTGATTCAAAACGAAAAAGAAATGAACCTATTGAATTACCTTAAACAATTATAATTTTATCGAGAATCAATATAACACTTGTTATTATTGATTTCCCATCATTCCGGGAAAAGACAGAAATTCTTCTGTCTAATAAACCGCCCGGCCACCCGCTTAAAAAAGAGCGCCTGAAGCCAAATTTTTGCTACTTTTTATCTCGGCATTTGAGAGTTAAAAAGTAGCCCCGCCACGGCGAAGCCCTTCCTTTCTATATTAAAGGAAGAACTTCGCCGTGGTTCCTCGTATTGTTATATCTGTCCGTTATCCGAAAACGAGTAATAACATTCCTTATCCCTCGTGATAATCAAATGATCCACGAACGCCATCCGCATAATATCAGCGCATTTCTTTAGATTCCGTGTTAGTTTTATATCCTCGTTACTCGGGTGCAATTTCCCGCTTGGATGGTTATGAGCAATGACAAAAGCGGTAGCGTTCATTCCTAGTAAAAACTGAAAAATCATCCTTTCATCAACAACCGTGGAAGTTATTCCTCCCTCGAAAAGTTTCGAGTAACCTAACACGTCACAATTATTATTCAATGCCAACACGTAAACACTCTCACGATATTCTATTTCATTTTGATCCCACACCCGTGTAAACACTTCCGCCATTTGGCCGGGAGAATTAATATGTTTATACTTTATATCCTTGTCACGAACGTAAAAAACTTTAAACTCCCCAACACGATCCCCCCGTGTAATAGAGGATTCCATCACGTTGCCCGTTTTTATCCTGTACACTTGTTTATCGGAGAACAAATGTATCACGGGGAAATACTTCAACTCTTTCCCTCCCTTCGTCACCCGTTCCCGAGGTTTTCCCCACGCTATAAAAGCCTTTTCACCTTTACGCACCCCGTACCCGTCAATCTTCCACTCGTCAAAGGTCTTAAACTCGTTAGCGTCTCCCGTTTCGTATATGTAATTCAGCAAGACATAATTAATAGTACCGTCAATTTCCTCTAACGATTTTAACGATCTCGCCACTTTCGAGGCCTTCACTAAAGCCTCTCTTTTCATGACTAACTTTCCACTATAACACATATCACTAAATTTAAAACTTGAATAATAACGACTTACAAAATATCATCAATACTATGATCGGGGTTCGTTTCTAACACGATTTCTTTGCTCGCTCTCACTCCTGCAGTCTCGACCTTACGTACTTGCCTATCGGAAAACAAGTAACACACGGGAAAAAAACTGTATTCATCCTCTTCCCCCTCTGCCTGTTTCGTGTCTGTTTCTTCCTTTTTTTCGTTTCCTATTCTCGGTTGTCCCCAAATAACAAACGCTTTAGAACCTTTTAAAATAGTATATCCTAGCTCTTTCCACTGGGCGAAAGTGTTGAACTCCGTTGCCCCGTCCGTGTTGTAGATCAATTTCAATAAAATTTCATTGATCGTCATGTCAAGCATTTCTTTTTGACGTATCCCTTTCGCGACGTTAGAAAGTTCGATTAATTTCGTTCTAGTTTCCTTAAATTGTTTACCTTTGCTCATGATTGAATTTTTTTAGTTAGACGCTTTAAAAATTTGATTTCTGTACGGGGAACGGTGGCTGCCGTTCCCCATTTTTATCAACAGGCAATTTCTATTTTCAACTTATCCATTTTAGCGTTAATCCTGTTCAAAATACAATTAATCACCTCACCAATCACAACAGGGTTATTCATTGAAAAAACCGTGTCATTTCGATATTGCGAGAGTTTTCCGAGACTTAACTTGTAACTTTCACATTCAAATTCATCATCCATGATACATTCTTGTACTTCTGCCTCGATCGCTCTTAAATGTTCAGCCTCGCTCACGAGCCTATTCAACTGCATGATCAATTCTTGTTTCCGTTGGTAATACTGGATTCTTTCTTCCAGGTTCACGGGTTCCTGCAATTTCTTGTTGGCCTCTTCAAGTTGTTTTTTCAAACTTTCGATCTCTTCATCCTTATTCACCTCTTTCGGCTCTTCCTTCAAGGGAGGAACAATTTCAGTTTTCTCGGGGATTAATTCCATCGGAAGTAAATTTTTCGTTTCCTCTTTTGATTTCTCTACTTTTTTGTTCGTTGTCATAATCTTTAAATTTTAGTTAGACATTGTGTTTGATTTCTGTATTACAAATATACGCAGAAAATCAAGAATATACAAGTATTTTTATTATCCAACACACTACATATCAGCCACTTAAATACAAATATCTCGAATGAGATCAATTAAAATAGCTCTACCCCTCGAAAAAAAATTTTTACTTTTTTCAGTCATGAAATAACGAGATCCTCGCGGAAATCGCCTGTAATAAAGTCACAACCTTAGAATCATTATAAATTAGCACCTCAATACGGTTTATTTTTAATTAATCACGTAAATATCAAGTTATTGACACCTATCAAAACGGGAATTTCCCGTTTTGACAGCAACTTAACCCCAGAGCCCCGCCCTATCCAGCAACGCAACTTTTCGCCTCGTGGTGCAGGAAATATGAAGGGAGGGAGAGGTCTTTAACACGTCATCACATACCGCCAATAGTCCTATATGCCAAATACATGTGATTCCTTTATAATTTAAATATAGTCCTTGATTGCAAAAAGATTCATGCAATCGAGGTAGGTCAGTAGGTCATGAAAAATAACGCAATCCACATGATAAATTAATTTCATTTTATAGCCACGATAAAAAAAGGAACAATTTTGTTCCAAAATATTTTGAAACAAGGAACATATTTGTTACATTTGTATTGTTCAATTATAACGCTCTTTGATATGAAGTTTTCGGAGTTTTACAAGCTGATCGAAGCCGCAGGGTGGACACTCAGCAAAGGGAAAAAACATTACAAGTATGTTCATCCCGACTACGAGTACTCTATTCCAGTTGGACGCCATCCATCGAAAGAAATTCCCAAGGGAACTTTAAACGAGATGATGAAACAAGCTGGAATCAAGAAGAAGTAGCAAGTACCACCCCCCGGGGTGGTACATAATTGAACGAATTAAAATTATAAACT